AGAAAACCTCTAACTACCGTTAACCATGCCACTCACCAAGAAGGGTAAGAAGATTAAAGCCGCCATGACCGAGGAATATGGCCCGAAGCGAGGCGAACAAGTGTTCTATGCTTCCCGAAACAAAGGTACAATTAAGGGCGTAGATTTCAAGCGGCGTAAGGTATCATAGTTGAACCTTAACCGCTGGTTAGGGATTCATCTATGGCACGTTACAGCAGCTTTAGTGGCCGGGATACGCCTATTGCCGAGACGGCAGATATTGGCTTTTCCCGATTTAACAACCGCCTCCGTCCTGACCAGTTAAAGGCCGGGGAGCTTGCTATGTCCGTCAATGGACGGATGAACGTGGATGGGACGTGGCAGGTGCGTCCCGGCGTAGATACGTTTGGCCCTGTTATTGGAACGAAGGACGAAACGCTTGCTCTGCCGTTCTATCTGTGGCCGCAAGTGGTTATTAGCTCGGCCACCCGCAGCGGCACGACGGTAACCATCACTACGTCAACCAATCACGGTTTCTCGTCGTCCTACGCTGTTGCTATTGTAGCTGTTGACCCCGGCACGGTGGATCCCAACGGCAACAAGACCATCACCGTTACTGGCCTTAATACGTTTACCTACACGATTGCTGGTGCCACCGGAAGCGAGACCTACTCAGTTACTGCTAGCTCTAAGGCTGGTGGAGCTATCCTCGGAACCAGCAGCATCAACGGAGCTTTCGGCTCATGCCTGTTCTCAAATCCCGCATCGAACAACGACGAGTACATCATCCTCGCTCTGTTCTCGAACGCCATCGCTATCAACATGGCGACCAAGGCAACGACGACGATTGCCTACCCTTCTGGCATCTTCATTTCACAACCCGTGAATATGCTGCAAGCGTTCAACAAGGTGTTTATCTTCCGTGACGGAGCTACGGCTCTGCAATGGAATGGCAGCTTTAGTGGCACGCCAGCCTTTACGAAGGTGGCTAATGGAGACTATGGCGCAACCACCTACTACGATGCATCGAGCAATACGGCTATTACGGATGGCATTGTTACCGTAACCCAGAGCAGCCACGGCTTGCTTGTTGGAGATCGCATTTACGTTATCGATAACGGTAGCACCAACTTGGTTGAGGCCGGAGAGGGCTACGTTGTAGCTACGGTTCCCGGCACGGGTAGCTTCACCTTCTACGCAGAACTGCCTGATTCTGCTGCTACGTCTGTTGTGTACGCCAAGAAGCAGCCGTCCCAGCTTGGCTTCACGCATATGCCTGCGCCTGCGTGGGGCGTCTATCATCAGCGGCGTTTGATTGTCCCCTATTACTACAACACCACGGGCAGCAGCGGCAGCGAAACAATTACGGACCGGAACGTCAGGGATGAAATCCTCCTATCGGACGTATTCGACTCTGACACCTATGACCGCATCCAAAACCAGCTAAAGGTTACGGCTGGGATTGCGGACTATCTCCAGTATGTTCACCCATTTACTGAGGATAACGCTGTTATCTTCAACCGCAATTCGATCCATCTAATGCTCGGGCTGAGCGGATCTATTGCGGATATTTCTTTGAAGGAAATCACCCGCGAGGCTGGGTTGGTGGCGCAGAAGAGTGTGGTTACGATTGGCGACCGCATCTTCTTCCTGTCCGACAACGGCGTCTACTCCACGTCCTTCCAAGACTTGTACAACCTTCGTGGCGCGGGGCTACCCCTGTCTGACCCGATTAACCCGCTCATCAAGCGGATCAATCCAGACTACGCCCACAACGCTGTGGCAATCTACCACGACAATCGTTATTGGATTGCAGTACCACTAGATAACAGTCCGCGCAACAATGCCATCCTCGTCTACAACCTGTTGAATCAGGGCTGGGAGAGTTTGGACATCATCGACCAAGAGGGCTGGGACATCAGCAACCTCATCGTGTCTGGGGCTGGCGGCATCAACAAGCTCTATGCCGTTAACCGCTTTGGTGGCGTGCATACCATTGATGAGCGTGTGGATGGATTCGACTACATCTACACGGTTCCCGGCGGCGACTCTATCCCGTACCCGATTGAGTCAGAGGTAGTTACCCGCCAGTATGTCTTTGACGACGTTGGCCGTAAGAGCTTCAATGCCTACGAGGTTCACGTTGAAAGCTCTGAGTATGAGCCTAGCGATGCGGACATCACTATGATTTCCGAAAACATCGACAAGGAAGCCCCGATGTACTCATTGGCTGAAAGCCTTGAGGAAGACCTGCCTATTGGCGAGGATAGCTCTGTCCGTGGCCGTATTGGCAACATCCGCGCCTATGGGATGCAGCTAAAGTTTGTCCCCACCAAGGGCCGTCCTAAGCTCCGTATGGTCAAGCTAGAGGCTTATCAAGCGTTCCGCTCTGTTACTGAAGCATCGTAATGAAACCAATCTATGAGGCCAAGAGAATGTTCACAGAACTTGGCCTTAATTTTGAACAAGAGTTGAGTTGGTATTTAACCAACGGATTTGTAATTAGCTACCCAGATAAGTTCATCATGGCTCGGCCAATTGAGGCCGAAAAACAAGATTTAACTTGGGACCACCCAAACCCTGATTGCTGGTACATTCATTGTGTTGTGGGGGATAATTGCTTTAAGTGGTTTTTAGACCAAGACCCCTATAATTTGCCCTATGTCGCTTGGCGACGTAACAACTGTAAGGAGAGTAAGTTTAGAGTGTATAATGCTTCAACATTTAGACGGTTTTCGCAGATGAAATCACTTTAATTTATGAGTAAATTTTCAGTAGCAGCCCCGCCTCCAGCTCCAGCTCCTGTTGACCCGGGCAAATCAGCACTTGATTACATCAATGCAATGGCCGATCCGGCTTTGCAAGAGAAGCTGCTTGGAGCAGAACAGCAGTTTCGTCCGCAGTATACGCAGCTCAATCTTCAAGAGATGGAGCAGTATCTTCGTGGCGTTCCGGGCAAAGAGGGGCAGCCGGGACAGGCTGGTGCTATTGATATTCTTAGTCAGGTTACTCCAAGCCTTGTAAAGGCTCAGGAAACGGCTGATCGACTTCAGCGCGATGCAGACATTCGCGCCCTTCAGGGCCAGAGCGGGGGTTACCTATCTGCGCTCATGCAGGCTAATCCCCAGATGTTTGCTCAGCTTGAGGCTGCGCGAGCAATGGGAGGAGAGAGGGATTCTTATAAAGACCTTCAAACGGCTCTTAGCAATACACGCATTTTTGGTGATGTAAACATCACGCCAGCGCAAGCCTCTCTTATTGGTGCTGCCCCCACCATGCAGGCTCAGGGTTATACGGCTGCTCAAGGTCAGGCCAATCTTCTTGGTGGTGCCCCAACGGTTGCAGCTCAAGGATATGACGCCGCCACCATGCAGGCTGCTATGCTTGGTGCTGCACCAACGATTCAGGCCCAAGGCTATAACGCTCAGGGTTATACGGCTCAGGGTTATGATGCTGCCCGCGCCCAGCGCGTTGCCGATGTTGCTGCCCAGACGATTGGGCAGGGTGCCCTTGGACAGCAGCTTTATGGACAGGCTGTAGAAGCTGCCCCTACCGAAGCCTCCGCTACGTTCCGTCGTCGTGCTGCTGAAATGGCATTGGCTACGGGGCAGCTTACCGCTGAAGATATTCGCAATGCTCAGCAAGCTACCCGCGAGGCGTATACTGCCCGTGGTCTAGAAATGAGCAATCCAGCTATTGCTGCTGAAGCTATGGCTCGTACTGAAGCTGTGGGCCAACGCCAAGCTCAAGCTCTTCAACAGGCTGCTGCGCTCAATCAGGCTTATTTGGCCGACCTCAATGCTAGCCGTGGATTTGCTACGGGTGTGTATGGTCAGGATATTGGTCGTTCGCAGATGAATCAAGATGCTGCCCTTCGTGCGGCTCTTTCTAATCAAGCAACTGGTGCTCAGATGTCGTTGGCCGATCAACAGGCTATTAATCAGGCTTCCCAGTTTGGGGCAATGTCTTCCAATGAGGCGGCTCAATTTGGTGCTTCTGCGCAGAACCAAGCAAATCAGTTTGCTGCTGCCGCACAGAATGCTGCTTCTCAGGGTAACGCCCAGCTTGCTTCTCAGTTCCAGATGGCTAACCAGCAGGCCCAGATGCAGGCCAATGCTGCCAACCAAGCTGCTTTTAATCAGGCGGGACAGTTTGGTGCTACTGCTCAGAATGCTGCTGCTATGGCTAACGCTGAACAGCAGGCTCGTTTTGCTATGGCTAACCAAGCCGCCCAGAATCAGTTTGGAATGGCAAACCTAGATGCCTTTAACCAAGCCTCACAGTTTGGTGCTCAGGCTGGAAATGTCGCTGGTCAGGCTAACCTTGAAGCCGCAATGCGTACTGCCCTAGCTAATCAGGCTACGCAGACTCAGGTTGGCCTCACCAATCAAGAGATGATGGCGAACCTAGCGCAAGCCAACCGCGCTTTCCAAGCCTCCCAGCAGCAACAGGGCATTGCCAATCTTGGCCTTCTCGGTCAGGCTCGTCAGAATGAATTGACGGCAAATCGCGCCTACCAGCAGAACCTTGTAGGAATGTATGGAGCGGCGTTTGATCCTATGGCTACGGTGCTGGGTCGTCCGTCTGGTGCGCTTGGTGTGGGTCAGGGTCAGCAGGGCTTGGTTAATAACATGATGCAAACAATGGGAGGGCAGGTGTTCGATCCCAATGCTGGTGTCAACCTTGCGCTTCAAAACCAAGCTAATCTTGGAAACTATCAGGCTGCTACTTACGGTGCTCAAACTGCCGCTAAGAGCGCAATTGCTGGTGCTACAATTGGAGCAGTTGGTGATATTGCTAGTAAGTTTGTGCCAACTCCCGGAAAGGTTCCGGCCCCCGTCTGCTGGGTGGCTCGCGAAGTATATGGCGAGTTTAATCCGATGTGGCTGGCATTCCGCGAGTGGTTGTACACTAAGGCTCCTAAGTGGTTTCTTAAGCTCTACGAGAAGTACGGCGAACGCTTTGCTGATTGGATCAGCGACAAGCCGCGCATCAAAAACCTCATCCGCAAGTGGATGGATAGCCGCATCAAATCCCTATAATTTATGGCACGCTTCGGTACAGGTATTAACCCAAGTCTTGGGCGCATCGACTACACCCCCTATATGCAGGGGGCTATTGCTGGCGGTCAATCAATTGCACAAGGTATCGCAAGTCTTGGGCAGGCTGCTGGCAATGCTATTCGCGACTATAAAAAGAAAAAGGAGGAGGAGCAAAACATTGCAAATACCATTAGTTTTCTCAAAACCAACTTTAAGAAAGATCCAACTACCTATTCTGTATTTGCAGATCAAGATGGGAACTTTGATGAAAATGCCGCAGAAGCAGCTACTCGCAGCATTGGCTCCAATGGCGTAATGTCATTTATTAACTTTACGCAGGCGGCGCAAGCAAATCGTGATGCAAAGGCCGACAAGGAACGCGAAAAACAAATTAGCAAAACCGTTAACGACCTTCTCTCTACTTCTGATCCTACTGCTTTGCAGGTTAAGATTGCTGCTTCTGATCCAGAAGCCGTTGCTCGTTATGAACAAGCCAAGCTGGATCGCGATTATAGAAAGGCCCAAATTGAACTAGCTGCTGCTCAGGGTACCAAGCTTGATGTTGAATCTACTTTAGAGGCCCAAAAGATGGGCCAAGTTAAAGATCCGCGTCCCACTCCTCAGTTTGGTTTTGAGTATGTATCTTCTGATCCAAGGAATACAACTGTTCGCGCCACCCCCGGTGGACCCGCTGACATTGCTGCTCAAGAACGCATGGCAAAGGCTCAGGAGAAGGAGACGGAAAGGACTACTCTTGAAAAGAAAGCTAAGATGGCTGAAGAGCAGGCTAAAACTTATATCTTTAGCACGCTAGATAACATTAGTAGAGCCAAAAACCTCATCGAAAATAAGGGTGCTGGTGGAGCATACGAAGGCGCGTTTCCCGGCGTCATGAATAAGCTGGGACGCCCAGAAACAATGCAGCTTATTGCATCTTATAAGCAGATTGCTTCTAATGTGCTTTTGGATCAGATTTATCGACTTAAAGAAGTATCCCCAACTGGAGCAACTGGATTGGGCGCAACCAGTAATATAGAAATCAATAAACTTAGCGAACGTCTTGGCGAGCTGAATCCAGAGCTTCCTGCTGCTGCTCAGATTCAAATTCTAAGCGATATTGAAAGGTCTCTTAAGAACCTATCTGGCAATCCAATTATCGAAAACGAATACGCGCAGTATCAGGAGGAACTAAAGAAGCAAAGCCCCGTCTATCGTCAGCAAGAGGCAAAGCGAGAAGAAGAGCGAAAGAAAGCTGAAAAAGAAAGGAAGCGTATTCAGGCTCTCAACGAAATGACCCAGTTTTTCCTCCTTAGTAAATAAATTTCCCGGTGAACAACATTAGTCCAACCCGAGATCAAGTTCTCAAAGCAGCAGATAATGCCCGTCGTGCGGGCAGGCTTGAGGAAGAGAAACAATTGCTGAAGTATGCTGCCGAGATTGGCAGCTTTCAGGAAGAAATCGTTGCTGGGAACACTACTAAACAAGTTAGTATTCCAACTATGGGGCAGAACGGCATGGTTTCTAGTTCCGTAGTTTCCGTTCCTAAGTACCCTGATGAAATGGCTGCTGCGCGTGCTCGTAACGCACAGGCAGCACTTGGACTTAGTGAGCCTATTGCTCCCCCAACGGAAGGCGGGCTTACGTTAGGCCAACGTTCATTTGCTAGCCGCGCTCCAACGCAAAGAGACTTGGAGAACTATTTCCGTCTAGAGTTTGGCGATGGCAATTTCGTTAGCCTTGGATCGGATAAGTTTCTCGTTAAGCGTGATGGTGCATGGTATTTGAGTGATCCCGTTGGCCTTGAGCTTGGAGACGTTGCCGATCTTGTAGGATATGGGCCACAGCTTGCTTCTGCTGCTGCATCTAGCATTGCTTTGGCTCCCGGTCCCGTAGGTAGTGTTGGTAAGCTAGCTAAGGCTTCTGGTATTCCTGCTGCCGCGAGTGCTATTGCTGGTGGTCTGCAAGATATTTATTTCCGGTTTGCTACAGATCAACCAATCAATCCGGGTGAGATTGCTGCTCGTCGCGGAATGGAAGCGGCCACCGAGTTTGCCTTTGGTATGGCCCTTCCTGCTGTTGCTGGAAAAGTAGCAAATATTGCTAGTGAGCGTGCTGGCGTTAAGAGCGTCTATAAGAATTTTGACCAAGAGGCTCAGCAAGCTCTTAATAATCTTCGCGAGGCTGGAGTAAATCCTTCCACGTCTTTTGATCTTGGACAGACTATCCGAGAGCTTTCGCCCTCTAAAAAGTCGGCATACGATATGGGGCTCAAGATTGCGCAGCTTGTTGATGCAGAAGACAAGAAGCTTGCTACTGAAGCCACTAGGGCTGCATCTCGCGCTGGTCTAGATGCTTCTGATCGCGCACGGAGTCTGATTGATTCCGTAGTCCCGCCAACCAAATACACGATTGATGAGGTTGGGTCTGCTGCAGTTACCGCTGCCCAAACTGAGTTTAACAAAACCAGAACTTCCCTTCAGGCTCTGTTTGATAGCGCAATGGACGATATCTCTAGGGCTGTATCAGTTTCTGGATCAAACAAAGAGTTTGTTACGCTAGGCAATACAAGGAAAGTTCTTTCCGATCTCAGGAAAGGCTCCCTGCGAAAGTTTAAGGACTTAACCGAAGAGGAAAAGCTGCTTTCCAAGGAAGAGCTTGAGCTTCGCAAGATTTTTGGTGAAAGCGTTCCCGGTACTGAAACCGAACGCATTCCCATGTCTTCTGAAATCGAAGGGTTGATGGGTAGGCTTTCTAGCGCATCTAAGACTCCTCAGTCGCTTATGGCCGCAAGAGCGGAGCGCACTCGTCTTGGCGAATATATCAGCGGCTCCACCCCGCTTCCCGCTGGAATGAGCATGGGCTTCGCAAGAGCCCTCTATAAGTCTTTGTCTCAGGATATTGATGAATCTGTTGCAAAGCTTACTGGTCCGGGATCAGATAAACTCAAGCAGTACAACACCCTCTATCGTTCTATGATGGAGCCTGTTGAAAACAATACGTTTGTCTCTAGGCTTGTAAATGGAGGGTTTGAAAACCCAGAAGAGGTTGTTAATGCTTTTTCTAGGGCCGGAACTAATGACTGGAATCTGACTAAGGGCATCCTTCCCCCGCGCACGTTTGACTATCTGAAACGTTCTGTCGTTGATAAGATGCGGAACGATTCAACTGTAGAACTGTTTGGAAAGAAAGTGATTGATGTTCCTCAGTTGGTTAGTCGGATGAACAACATGGGCAGCGATACAGTTCGTAACGAGCTGTTTGGCGGAAAAAAGACTGTCGATACGCTGCGCCGCATTTCAGATGAATATAGCTTCTTGTCTGAAAAGGGCGGCTTGTTCACCCGCCAGTCGCTTCCCTCGATGGATGAAATTGAAGCTGTTGTTGATGAAGCGCAGCGAAAAGGTGTTGATGCGGCTAACATTTATTTCAATCAGGCTATCAATGCCACTAAGGCACGCCGAAATGCGCTTGGTTCTTCTCTTGTTAGCCTAGCTAGAGATGGGAACTTTAACATCATCGCTAAAGATCCTGAAGCGGTTTTTGATGCGGTGGTATTCAATCCCGGTATCAATGGCATTGATGTTAAGAAGTTTGTCGCAAGCCTACCCCGAAAGGTAAGAACCGATATGGGCGATACGGCTTTCCAAACCGTCTTTGCGAATGCTCGTAATGTTGCTGAGTCAAGCACTCGCGGAACCCGCGATGTTTATGACGTAAACGCCGTAATCCAAAAGGCGTTTGGCGACAAAGCCCGTGTTGAGGCCATGACCGCACTTGTTGGCACAAAGCGCATGGACATGCTTCGTGATTGGATAGCTTGGGAAACCAAGCTGGCAATCGACATGAAGAAGAAGGGCTTTAAGAGCAGGAATATCGCTAACCTTGTTGCGACCGCTCCCTACCCCAACCTCTTTGCTGCGCGTGCTGCCTCAATGGGCCTCGAAAGCATTGCTGGCCTTGAGTTCATCAAGGGAGCCAATCCTTTGAATGTTGTAGCATTCCCGCGTGCTCGTCAGGCTTTCCTACGCCCAACGAAAACTGCCGCCGACATTGCCCTGATTCAACAGGCGATCAACATCGGCGGCAAGGAGATGTTCGACAAGTACAACGAGATGATGAACCAGCTTACTCCTGAGCAGGAGGCGGCTGCGGCTCAATACCTCTTTGGCGGCAGGGACTAATTCAACGCTCGTCCATTGACGATGCGGTAGTTAGCCACCTCGTAATAGCTGCCGTCTAGGGTGACGATGGCAGACCCGTGGTTATAGCTGTTGTATGGGCTATAAGCGGGGTGCAGGTCCGAGAGGCACCCTACGCTCCAAGTGGTGGTCATCGTCCCGTCTAGGGCCGTTTCCGTGTGCTCTGAGGTGCGGTGGTGGTGGCCGACCATGACGCTTTGCTTGGCCTTCAGATAGGCTCCGCGAGCAGGGTTCACCGGGGGCGCGAAGCCCTTGTGGAACTCATGCCCATGCATCACGGCTAGTCCACCCAGCATGATGATGCGCTTGTCGGTGACATACTCGATGCCCAAATCCTCAAAGTTGAGTAGCTTGTCGATGGAGCAAAATTTCTCATCGTAGACCTCGGGAGCCTTCTGCATCATGTAGGTCTTAAAGCGATCCTCATGGTTGCCGT